TACAAGGATTGGAGAGTTTAAAAGCTTTTTAATCCTTTTTTTTATGCTATGTTTTTAAATTGGATAGATAATTGTATTAAATGCAAGCATTTTTTAAGGATTTATGCAACTTTTCAAGCTAGAATCTACTATTTTTGTTGAAAAAAGACGTTTTTTTTAATATTTGAGAGAAAAAATACCGTCAAATTTTGCATTAAGATAGTATTGCCACATCCACATAACCACAAGATTTTCAAAGTCAATTTTATATGTTAATTAGGGTTAGTATTATTTGTAGGGTTACAATATATACTGTTATGCTTTAAGTACGTTTATTCAGCGTTGCAAGAACACCACGAAGTTAGTGTTAAGATAATAGACTATTACGCAAAAAGTGGAAGGAAACTAAAAATAGACCCCCATATTACACAAAAAAAATTTTGAAGTCCTATTTTATAGGCTGAAGGGTTTGTGAAGGGTATAATGTACCCTTATAGATAAAGCTAAAGCTATAAATAAAGATAAAGATAGGGTTAAAGGTTTTTTTATTATATTTGCAATATGTCTAAAGAAAAAAAAGGTAATCCTGCTTTTGTTGTCGGCAACGCATTAGGTGGTCGCACAAAGGGTTCTATGAACAGAGTAACAAAATTCTCAAGAGAGGTTTTGACTATGGCATTGGCAGGTCAGGAAAAGAATATAATGTTTGCTCTTGAGGAGTTAGCAGAAAAAAATCCTGAAGCATATATCAATGCTGTATCTAAACTTCTTAACTATGCAATACCTAAACTGCAATCAACCGAAGTAAACTCAAAGAGTGCTTCTAAAATAGAAATAACTCTTGACGATACAATGACAGTTGACGACCTCAAAAGACGTATGGAGGAAATGGAAGCAGACGAAACGGATTACGAGGAAGTAGATGAATAAAGATGCTAAAAAACAAATGCTCAAAGCAATGGAGAAAGCCATTTGCGAGAAGTCCTTTTACGAGTTCTTTATAAAAGCATTTCCAATAGCAGAGCCATCTGTTCCACTATCAATAAACTTTCATCATAAATACCTTTGCGATATTCTACAAGCAGAAGCAGAAAGAATAAAAGACGGTAGAGATAAAGACAAAGACATAATTATAAACATTCCGTTCCGTAGTAGTAAGTCATTACTCGTTACGGTGCTGTTTCCCGCTTGGTGTTGGGCAGTACATCCAAAGATGAGGTTTATCACAGCTTCATACTCGGCAGAGATTAGTATTGAACACGCAACCAAGTCAAGAGATATAATAAATAGCGAATGGTATCAAAGCCATTGGGCAGAAGAATACCAAATTAAAAAAGACCAAAACCTAAAAGCTAGATACGAGAACACACATCTAGGAGTTAGGAGAGCAACATCTGTCGGAGGTTCGGTAACAGGACAGGGTGGAGATATAATTCTTGTCGATGACCCTACCTCTCCAAAAAACGCTGCTTCGGAAACAGAAAGAGATAATGCAAACGAATGGTATAAATCAACACTATACTCAAGACTTAACGAACCTACAAAAGGAGTTAGGATAATTATTATGCAAAGAGTACACGAGGATGACCTAAGCGGCTATTTACTATACCACTCTCCCGACAAACACAAGCACATCTGTATCCCTGCGGAACTATCCCCAGACCTGAAACCAAAAAATCTCGAAAAATTTTACCAAGAGGGTCTTTTTTGGAAGGATAGATTTTCACAGGCAATACTAGACGACTATAAATCTGCACTAGGCTCTTACGGGTATGCAGGACAACTACAACAACGACCAACTCCTGCTGATAGCGGTATGCTTCAGAAGAATTGGTTTAAGATAGATAAAGAAAAAGAAGAAGGAATTGTTAATTTTGTTATCGACCCTGCATATACAGCAAGTAGCAAGAACGACCCTTCGGCACTAATGGCTTATATATACAAAGATAAGACTTGGCAGATTACAGAAGTACAGGAAGTAAGATTAGAATTTCCTGAATTAGTAAAACATATAAAACTATTCGTAAACAAAAACGGATATACTAGCCAATCTAAAATATATGTAGAACCAAAGGCAAGTGGTAAATCAATCGTTCAGACCCTAATTAGAGAAACGGGATTGAATATTAAAGAAGATAAACCACCAACAAAGGATAAAGTAGCACGAGTACAAGATATTAGTGCTAGTATAGAAACAGGAAGGGTGTCTTTACTTAAAGGACATTGGAACGAGAACTTTTTACTGCAATGTCAGTCATTTCCTGCTGCGAAGCACGATGATATGGTAGATTGCCTTGTAATGGCTCTTAATAGACACTTTTCAGGACAAAGCGTAGTATTTTTTGGATAATTTGCATATAAAGATGAATTTGACAAGAAATTGCGAAACTATTTACATTTTTTAACTAATATTTGCACTATGAATGAAGTTGACACCCTTAACGACAAACACAGTAAGTTAATTACAGACCACTTACGATTTTTGCAGGGTAGAGTTTACAAGGTAACTGAACACGACAACACTACAAAAAAGTTTAGTCAGTTTCAGGGAATATTGAATAACATAATAGATTATTCAAATGATTTCAAATCTAACTCTAACGAAGGAGAGGGATTAGAGGAATGGGTATATATGATACCTAATCTAACACTTTATGCTAGTATTGGTTTCTTAATAGGTACAAGGACAGATAATTTAGAGCAACACATTGATTTTGAGCAAGAGTTGACAGTATGTATGAGTAGCACTATGAATACAGTCGGAGAACTAAGCGATATGCTTACCGACCTTAGTGTTATGGAAGAAGTTAATAAAATAATGGGAAAATGCTAGTAATAGACATCAACGGAAAACAAAAAGACATTCCAAGCGATTGGAGTGAAATGACACTCGAATATTATTGTGGTATTTATCAAATATTACAAAAATACAAGAGAACTGAAGAACAAGAAAAGGATGACGAAGGAAAAGACCTAACTAAGTTCTTCTTTACTCAAGAAATTAAGATGTATAACGATTTATTTTGTTATATGACGGGAATGAGCAAAGAAAACGTAAAAAAGGTAAGGACTGAGGAGATAGAAGCTGTAATTAGTTCTTTAGACAACATATTAGAGGATTATAAGCCAACAGGTATGACATTCTTTGAATTTGAGGGAGAAACTTATTATTTTCCTATGGATTTCTTTAGAGAGGGTACTTTTGGCGAATATATAGAGAGTACGCAGTTGGAAATGAACACGGAGTACCTGAAGAACGGTAGATTTGATATTTTACCCGAACAGATGGCTATTTTGTGTAAGGCGGTTGATGAGGAGGTTGACTTGGATAATATAGACGAAAAGGCTAAGGCTTTTAGGAAATTGACAATGGACATCGTATGGGAGTTCGCTTTTTTTTTGAACAGACAAACGAGCAACTCACTAAACGTTATCCAAACCTTTTTAGGAGTGGAAACTCAAAAAGCATAGCGGTAATGAAGGCTAGTAAGATAATGAAGCCTTACGGTTGGTTGAATACTCTATATGACATAGCTTTAGACGGTATTTTTACAAATAAAGGTAAAGATTCAATACAAAGTGTAAAAGATGAGAAGTTTTATAAAGTAATGACATATTTATCTTGGAAAACATCAAAAGGCGACTTTGAAATGGCAGTACAAGAAGAACATAACAAACAAGTTAAGAAATAATGAGTTTTAATAAATTAAGAGAGTTAACTAACAAGTTTGAGCAAAAATGGATAAATGGCGGCTTTATCTTTGGTTACGAGAACGAAATCAACGAAAAGCACGACAACGATTACCCATTGTTGGTAGTTTTACCTCCAAGCTCAACACTTCCTGCTACTGAAGGCGATAGTATGGAAGAATACACCTATGAGTGTTTAATAGTAAAGCCTTACTTTCAGAACCACGCAGGTTCTCTTGATTCTGTTTTAACATTGTTAGAGCAAGAAGCATTAAGTTGGTTGCAAAGGGTTTTGGATAGCTACCCAAATAAAGAAGTAATATTAAGTCCTGACAGTATATCAGTTGAACGAGAAAAAGAATTATATAACGACAAGTTGATACAAGTCAGGCTTAGTTTTACTCTTAACGCATTTTCACACCACTTTTCGCACTATGACGACATATCTATTTCAAATCTTAGTCCTAGTGTATGGTTAAGGTCTGATTTAGGTGTTAAAACACAGATGTTTGGGGGAAGCGAGGTTGTAACAAGATGGAAAGACCAAAGTGGTAATTCTAACGACTTTATACAGGCTACCTCAACAAAACAGCCATCATTTAACTATGAGGACACTACAAATGGTTATCCGTACCTTAATTTTGACGGAACGGATGACTTTATGCAATGTGTAAACAATTCTATTGATGGAACATCAGATTCTTTAGATAGAGCAATATCTATGTTCTATATAGCTAAGACCAACGCTTTGACAACAGGCTCTCTTATATCTTTAAACGCTTCTAATCCTGATTTTCCTCAAGTAGACGTTAACGCAAGGGTAGATGACGGAAAATCAAAATGGAACAATTATCTTAATGATAGTCAAGATGATGTTTCTAGTCATACATACACAACTGATGTTTTAAACACAACGGGAGTATATGGATTTGCTTTAAAATCAAATGGTCAAATGAAATCATACTATAATGGTGCTTTGGTTGATACGGAGAACAACGCAAGTTTTGACCCACAGCCATATACCAACGTATATCCAATAATGTTGGGTGCTGCACGTTCAGTATCGCCAACGGATTTTTTAAACGCACAGATACAGGAGATACTTATATTTGACAAAGAGCTTACAACAGACGAAGCATTGCACCTATCAAAATACTTACAACATAAATACAACATATAATGGCATCAGTAGAGCTAATACAAAAACCAATAGCAAACACAAGCGGATTAATCTCAGCACACGAACCTATAAAGTTTACGTTTAGGTTAAGCGATTCTACCCAAATAGAGAACTTTCCTTCTTGTTTGTTTATAATTACACCTAAAAATTCTCGTACTCAACTATATGAATATGACAATCAAACTACGATAAGGGTTCAGCCATCAATAAATGTTCCTAATCTACTTGCAACCGAAGGTGGAAATGGTGCTGATAGAAACGACTTTGTTCTTGACGTAAGTAGTATATGTAGAGATTACCTTTCTTACGACCTAAGAGCCTGTACTCAAGACACCTCAGCAGGTGTCCGCAGAGATATTACGCAGTCTATGCCATCATACAATATGTTTAAGGAGTTTAGTGTTAGGTTTCGCCCTGAAAAATTAGTTTCAGGAGTTTTAACACCTCAAACATCTCTTGACGTTACCCATAACTTTAAAGCCGCTAACGTAGCTTTTTCTCACGAGGAACAGAACAGCTTTTATGTAGCAAACAAGTTATATGAAAATAGTACACTATTTCGTTCAAACGAAAGTTTACTTAAAATATTTACTCATAGCGAAAACAATACAACGGGAAGGCAAAAGTTTCTTACGCTAAAACCAAACCACAAGGTAATAGGTGTTGATGAATCAGAGTATATTACCGCTATTATGGAGGGTGGTACTACGGACTATCCTTACGCACAGATAAGGTTTACACTTAAAAATGGAAATGGATTAACCGATGGCGATGGACATACACTAGCACTTAATATAAACTTTTCTGCTCAAGGAGATGGAACTTATAGTGAATCAGGTGGTCTTTATCATTGGGGAGGAAGTGCTGCTAACAACGCTTTTAATTCCTATAAGCCTGAGCTTGGTGTTTTTCAGTTGGGAGTAGGAACAAGAAATATAAAAGAAGCCATTAAAGGTTGGACTTCGAGAGGTGCAACCAAGACTACTCCACCGATAGGCGATTGGAGTAATATAGTTTCTTATACAGTAAAAACCGTTCTTACAGGCGACCAAGAGAGAATAGGAGAAACACTTACCTATCATATAAATCACAATTCAGAAAACGACAAGTATTTTGGAAAGTCGGTAAGGTTTCATTGGCAAAATAGACTAGGAGGTATAGACAGCTATACTTTTGACGGTATGGCAACGGAAGGGATAAATGTTTCCTCCAAGATGTACGAGCAATCTATATATCCACATTTTACAGCACAGATAGGTAGTTCAGCATCTAACACTCTTTTATTTAACAATGAAGAAAGTCCTAATACAAGTTTAAAGTATGGCGGCTTAAATAATCGAGTTGGAAGTCTTACATCAGACGAGTACAGAGGTGTCAGCAAATCTACTGTAAAAGCCTTTAGAGAGGGTCAGGCGGTATCAAGTCCATACCCAAAACAACTCAAGCCTATGATGGAGGATTTATTATCTTCTCCTAATGTATGGGTAGAAAGAGGTTGGAAGGGCAGAGAGGTGTTTAGAGATAACTTTGACAGTCTTGATGACTTAACAAATAATTGGACTTTAGCGGGTGGAGGTGCTGTAACTAATCAAGGTTCAATAGTAACCAATGAGGGTCATACAGCAGGTTCAGGTAACTATGTAAAAGGAAATAATAGTGGTAATGATACTATGAGCATAATATCTAAAAAGCTATTTGCTTATGACCCTGCAAAAATATATGAAGTTGAGATTAGAGTTAAGGATATAGTATTATCGGGAACAGGAACAACTTACTGCGGTCTTACGGGATTTAAAGCTGACAAGACTACCTATGTTACCTCTAATGATGGTTCTGATAGTGCTGCACCATCTCACTATTGCACTTTAAATGGTCTTAACCTGCCAAACGACAACGAGTGGGAGGTTCATAGGGGTTATCTTTCAGGTATTGCTTCTCAGGGAGATGACTACCAAGCTGCTACCGACACTCCTTCTAGTTCTCCTAATTTTCCTGCTAAGGCTTTTAACGAGGATATAAAATTCTTTAGTCCTGTTCTTTTATTAAATTACAACGGACAAGCAGGAGAGGTTAATGTAGATTACATTGTAGTTAGAGAATACGAAAGCGATTTGCCAATGACTAGCGGATGGTATAGCACATTAAACAAGAACTACTATGTTCCTGTAAATATAAAAGATGCTTCTACGTCAACATTTGATAGCGAGAATCAATCTACTATGACAATAAACTACGTTGAAAGTAAAGAAAAAAGAACTATACAATAATGGCTGAAATAAAAGTTGAATTAAGAGATTTTAACAATACGATACTAGGTAGTCTTGATATTACTTCTAGTGATAACTTTCCCTTGTCTTTAACGTATCAGAATTTTGATGTTAGAGATTTTAATTCAAGAAACGGTAGCTTTAGTAAGACTTTTAAAATACCTGCTACTAAAAACAACAATGTATTATTAGCACACATTTACCAAGATGGTAATGTTGATGCAAAAAACACTAGAACAAATATACCATCAACAATATACTCAGACAATATTCCAATAGTATCGGGTAATCTTAAAGTAACAAAGGTATTAAAAGATACTAATGTATTAGAGTATGAGTGTAATTTCTTGGGGGATAATATGGATTGGGCATCAACCATAAAAAACTTAGATTTACACGAACTTAGGTTTAGTAATAATACATATACAACATACCCACCTACTAGCGAGGGAAGCTATGTTTATGAAAATACAATAACATTAGCGGGTAACGCTAGAGATTACACAAACTTTAACAGTAGCAGAGATGTCCTTCATTATCCGTTGGCTACCTATGGAGATGGTGTTAGCTCAAGACAACAAGTAACAGAAGGAGATTTTGCACCTGCTTTTTACTTAAAAAACATTTGGGATAAGATATTTTTAGCACAAGGATATACGGTAGATAGTGAGTTTTGCAACAGCAACTATTTTAAGTCTTTAATTGTTCCTTTTGACTTTGAAATCAAAGCACAACAAAACAACTTTAAGTATGGTAACATAACAAAAGAAGGGGGATATACATTGCTTGATGCTTATTTTGATAACGTTATTGTTGGCACACAACCCAACTCTATTGGAAATGTTGAAGTAAACAGAAACGGACAGATACCATCAGGAACATACGCAAATTCTTACGTCAAGTACGCTTTTAGTGGAGATGCTATTGTTGATGATTCTGATGTTCCTGCTTCTAACAGCACGGGTAATGTTCAACAGGGAACAAGTGGCAAAAATACTTTGCTTGTAAAAAACTTAAATGGGGTTCACAAATTATCTTGGGATATAACAGCTAGGTTTTTTAGAACTCAAACTGATTATGAAGGAAATTTCAAAGTTAGAGGAGAGGTTTGGCAGGTTGAAGATGACGACAGTACAGATATTTACGCAGCAGAAGCATCTGCGGGAGATTCTTTAGGTGGATATACTAAAATATGGGAACAAGAGTATGATGAGGCAATAGATGCACCCTACGATGTAACAAGAAATTGGAAAGATGATATAGATATTTCAGGAAACGGAAGTGCTAAGTTTTTGTTTTGCATACAGGTAGATGCCGACTATCCTAGTAGCGGAGATGGAGAAAGTGTTACTTTTGGTTTTGAAGGTGGAACTTTTGAAATATCGGGTTCTGAAGAAATTACAATAGGAACAGACTTAAACGATATACACTTTTTTATTCCTGACGGAAAGCAATCTGACTTTGTTTCAGGTGTTGCTCAGATGTTTAACCTTCAATTTAAAACAGATGCAGCAAGTAAAGTTGTAAAGATAGAGCCTTACGATTACTTTTACAAGCCAACTAGCCAAGCTGTTGATTGGACTAGCAAGATAGATTTTTCAAAAACAATTCAAGATGAATTTATACAAGATGTAAAATCAGAGCTTATATTTAAGTACAAGGATGCTTCTAACGATGCTATGTTAGAAAGATACAATAAAAAGTCAAGCACAGATTGGGGTGCTTATAGAGAGGTAGATTCTAGCGGAGTATTCTCTGATGGAACATACAAAGTTGAAAACAAATACTTTGCTTCTTCCTTTAACTTTTTGGAGTATGATTACGTTGATTCAGATGCAGGACACAACAGGCAGCACGCTGCTAATATTCCTATGTACTTCAATGAGTTTTCTAACTTAGACTTTCCAAGATTCGTAGAAAGAGGGGAGAAGGACTATGGAATAGGTGCTAGAGTTTTAATTACTATACCCGTTACTAGCGGAACTACAACATACGCAGCAGCATTGTTCCCTCTTGCGGGTCAAGCAGCTTCGGGATATTCATATAATAGCAACTCAGAAATATCTCCGTCAGATGTATTTAACTTAAAGTTTTGTAGAGCTAACTTTATTCATTTTCCGCAGATGACAGTACCGACAAGTGCAATACCTAGCGACTTGGTAGCTACGGATGTTGATGCAGTTACAGCAGTATATGAACAAAGAGCTAAACTAAGTATGGGTACATACAATGGAACTGAGGTGTTCTTAGACCCTAATTTATCTTTTAATGACATTTACCAAACTAGCACACAAACATCATTTACAGATAATTTTCAGTTTAGAGGTCTTTATCACACTTTTTACAATAAAATGGTATCTCAATTAAAACAAAAACCTAGAATAAAAAACATATACTTAAACTTAAATCAAACGGACATTGCTTCACTTGATTTTCAAAGGCTTATTTTTTTAGAAGGATTGTATTACAGAATTAACAAAATAATTGACTTTAAGCCACATTTAAAAGAAAGTACAAAGGTAGAGCTTGTAGAATATTTTGAATTAGGTAAAGAGCAAAACTTATCGGGAGATGTGTTTTATCTTAATGACATAGTAACTAAATTTTAAAAATGGATTTAATTTCACAATCAAGAATATTTAAAAGAACAAAACCTGTTCAAGACAAAAAGTCAACGGATAGAGTTTACTGCACTATTGATGGAGTTTTAACTCCTGTTGTTTTTAAATCATATCAAAACCTATACACTACTTATGATGATTTATTTGTTACAAGCGTTAAAAAGTTAACACTTCAAAAATCTTTAAAAGGGATTAGGTCTTTGTCGAAGGTTTTGTCAGATGAAACAACAACAACAACAACTACTGCTCAAGGAGGAACTGTTACAACAACTTCTATTGTAACTATAAATCCTGTTTGTGTTTTTGACTATCACAGCCACATAAAAACATCATCGGGTAATTTATCTTTTTGGGGTAGTTCTTTCGGCTCTGCAAAATTAACTCAGTCAACAACAGCTAATCAACCGTCTTTAGGAAAGTATGGAGAAGGAAAAGATGGGTTTACTCCTATATACTTTAATACAGACCAATCTGACTTTATGTCCTTAGATTCTGCTATTACGGTAACGGGAGATTTTACAATGTTTTTTTACATAGAGCCAATAGGGAATCCTGTAAATAAATACTTTAGATTGTTGGGTAAGAGTGATGATAATAATATGTTCTTATCAATAGGAGAACAGGGAAACAAATCGTACAAATTAAGTTTTGACGGTTCTACATCTAGTTCACTAGCGGCTGACCAACTATATTGGATTCCTAGCAGCAAAAAACTGCTCATAACAGTACAAAGAAGTGGAACAACACTTTATGTAAGAGAGAATGGAACGGAAATAGATAATGTGTCGGTTTCTGCAAATGATTTCACTTTTGACCAAGTAGGAAAGTTAGGAAATGATACTAATTCTTTCTTTAATGGCTCTATATATCACTTTTCTGTTTTTGATGGTTACCTCAAGAATAACTTGTCTAAAATTGAAGATTCAATAATTAAGTCAGCATCACAAGTAAAAGGTATATAATGAATATAGAACAACAGATAGAAAAAGAATTAGATGCGATAGGAAGAACTCTTGTTCAGAGGTTTCGCAAGGAGTTGGTAAATCAAGGGCATATTGCAACGGGTAAGCTACACGACACAACAAAGCATAAGGTGCATTTTAAAGGCGATGTAGCAACGATAAAGATAGTTTCAAAGACTAACTACTCTAAGGCTGTAAACGATGGCACAAAACCTCACACACCTAACTTAGATGCTATACTTGATTGGATAGATGATAAAAAGATTTCATACTCAAGTAAAAACGAAAAGCATCAGATAGCGGCAGCAATTATAAGAAGAATAGAAATAGAGGGTACACCAACAAAAGGTAGCAACCAATACTCTAACAACGGATATAGAAAAGGATATATAAATCGTGTTGTTGGATTTAGTAAGAAGGGAATAAAAAACAAACTTCAAAAGAAATTTGGAGATATAATAAAAACAGAATTTAGAAAAGCAACCAAGAAATAATGGCAGGAGAAAATATAGATTTCAAAGTAAGAGTATTAGGTGTAAAGCAACTTGTTGAACTAAACAACCAAATACAAGCTACCTCTAAGCAGTTAAGCGAAAAGAAGAAAGCTCTAAAGACAGACGAGAAGGGTCAACAGGAAAATATGAAGTCCGTTCTTCAGCTTACAGACACTTTAAAAAAGCAAAGAAAAGAATTTAGAGAAGGTACTAAACAGCAACAAAAGGTTCAAACAGAAACCAAAAAGACTACTAGCTTTACTATGAAGATGGCTACTGCTTTTGGGGTTGCTCAACTTGCTGTTGGTGGATTTCAAAAGGTTGTAGGCTTTCTTTCAAGTCAAATGAAAGACAGTATAAATGTCTTTAAGGAGTTTGATTTTCAAATGCAGAAGGTTCGAGCTATTAGTGGTGCAACAGATTTAGAGTTTAAAAGACTAAAAGAATCTGCTGAAGCATTGGGGAGAACAACATTCTTTACTGCAACACAGGTAGCCGAGCTGCAAACAAACCTATCTAAATTAGGTTTTTCAGCCACAGAGATATTACAAGCACAAAATGCAACAT